CTGGCCGAGGTCACCGAGGCCGAGGGCGTGGCTCTCGTCAAGAACGTGGCCCGGATGTGGAACGTCGGCGATGCGATCATGTCGGCGGGTCTGTCGGCCAAGGGGTTCGCCGAGCGGTCGATGTGGCGCAAGGCGGGCGATGTGGCCGAGCAGGCGGGCGATGACCGAGATGAGGCCGAGCGGGCCGAGATGGTCCGGATCGATGAGGCCAAGGCCGATGTCAAGGCCAAGGCCAAGGCCGAGGGCAAGTCGGGCCAATGGCAACCCCGGTTCCTCTCTGAGGCCACCGATGCGGCGAATATTCGCAAGCGGTACGCCACCGAGGCTGAGGCCAAGGATGCCGCCGAGGCGTGGTCGATCTCTACCGAGCCGGAGCACCGGTCGAAGTCGGTGCGGTCGTTCGCCAAGGGTGAGAGCATCGGCAAGTCCAAGGCCAAGGGCGACCCGATGACGGCCAAGGCGGCCGCCGGTCTGTTCGCCAAGGCGTGCGAGCGTGAGGGTCTGACCGAGGAGCAGGCGATGGACCTGATCGCCGAGGCGATGGCGAGCATCGCCGAGTGATGGCGGGCCGATCCGCCGGGGTGATTCCCGGCGGGTCGGTGGCCCGTTTCGTATCGCCGGGGTTCCGGGGGTGCGG